AATAGCCCGCATTGATGCCGCGCTGAAGCAGCGCTTGGACGCTGCTGAGATCAAAGGCTGGCCGCATCAGCGCACCCTCCAGATCGGTTGGCGGCGGGCATGGCTGCGGACGCTGGTGCTTTTGCCAAGGCGGCCGGTGTCAATCAGGATCCCTGCCTTGACCAGCTGATTGGTCAGGCTGCCCCAAGCGTTGTGGTGATGGGGCTTGATGCCGGCGTCTTCACAGACGCGGCGGAACTCCTCGGCTAGGCACTCGGTGCCGGAGAGGCGCTCCAGGATGACGGCCTTGGCCTGCTCCATGAACTCAGGGCCTGCATTGCTGCCGACCGTGGCGATGGCGTGATCCTTGGCAGCCTCGCTAGCGCTAGCAGAGAAGTCAAAGAGGGGGCCAAAGCTCACAAGCGCACCTCCTGCAGCAGCGGGTTGGTGACGGCAGGCTCGGGTGGCAGGACCACCTGACCGGGCACCGGCTGCGGGTTGAAACGATCCGGGTTGGCCATGCGCTCGGGTAGGTCGGCCTTGAGGCCCCACTCCACGTTGGCGCGGCCGTTCTCGTTGCGGAAGACGTAGTTCAGCAGCTGCAGGTCGAGCGGCACGTCCTCCGGTGGGTTGGGGTCAAGGCGGCGCTGGCCGGCGGCATACAGCCACACCTCACGGGTCAGCTCCTGCTTGGCCTTCTCGGGGAATGTCATCCACGCCAAGGCCATAGCGGTCTCATCCCAAGGCTTGAAACGCGGCAGCGTGCGGCTCAAGGCCTGCAGCACCTTGCCGAAGTCTTCCTGCGTGATCATGCGGCCTCGGGCTCGGTGGGGAACATGGCCAGGAAGGAATCCATCACCTGACGGTCGCGGGTGATCGAGTCCACGTAGCCGCTCGGTTGAGCTGAGTTAGCCCTAGCCGCAGGTGGCTCAAAAACATCGCCCCAGCCGCTCGCTATAGCCCGCTCAAGGGCCTCGCGCCGCTGCTCAGGGGTCCACCCACGCAACTTGCCGCAGACGCGCTTCCAGACGCCTTCTGAGCGCACCCCCTTCTTGACCGCCCACCACTCCGGCAACAGCTGCTGGCAATCGAGCAGATCAGCAGGCACCAGATCGGCGCTGATCGCCTTGGTCTTGTACGGGTCCGCCTCGCGCACGCGCACGCGCGTCTTGGTTTTATTAGGTGTAAGAGATAAGTCTTCTTCTAAAGAAGAAGACTTAGAAGTAGAGGGAGCCCCGGCTGCGCTCGGTTCTCCCAGAGTAATGGGCATGTCAAGCGTTTCTAGCGCTTTTGATGCCGTCTGCTCAATGAGCAAGCTGCAGAACGCAGGCAGCGACAGGGCTTTGGGCTTGTGTTTCAAGATGTAGTCATGCAGCTCTGGCGAAAGCCTCATCTCAATGCGTGGCACGGCGTTTTCCGGTGTTTAACGGCATTTCCCGGTGTTTTGCCGGTATTCACCGGCGTTTACCGGTGCGTGAGCAGGAAGCTAGCTGCAGCTAGCCGCAGTGGCAAGGCATATCTGCGCTAGTCATCGAGTCCCTTGCGACCCGCCGCACGACTGCTGCACACCGCCACGAAAAAGGCCCCTGACGGGGCCATGCGCTCAGCCTTGACCGGGCCAGCGCTTCTTGATCGGTGGGCCGCTGTCCGGCTCCGTCAAGGCCCGCTCCAGCAGGTAGGCCGCAAGGTTGCTGATGGATCGGCCTTGGTCGTTGCTCTGCTGAATCAAGTGCGTGGCCACCGCATGGGAGACGGTGATGGTGAGGCGCTGCGGACGGCGCGAAATGTAGGAAAGGTCTGCGGTCATGATCGGGATGTTCAGTGGCTAGCCGTCGCAAAGCGGGACTAGCGCGAATCAAAACCCTAGGCTGCGCTAGCGCGCACTATTCGCCCTGAGGCAGATCTGCTGCGCGTCAAGACAGCAAAAAGCCCTAGGGGCGTTCCCTAGGGCCAGTGGCAATTTGGCTAAGGCTGCCGCTCAGATCAGCTCGCGGGCTTCCTCCAGCGCCGCAAAGGCCTGATCGAGATGCCAGCGGAAGCGGTCCAAGGGCTCCTGCAGCACCGCCGGCAGGTCATAGAAGCTCCGGGCGTCCTGCAGGCACACGCAGGCCTCGCGGACGCCGGCTCCCAGGTTTTCATGGGCTTGGCCGTCGCTGCTGAGCAGCTCCAGCAGAGTGCTGCGCGTGATCGGCTGAGCGGTCAGGTCTGAGATCGCAGTGGTCATGCGGCTTTTCGGCTGTGGTTTCAGGCCAAGCAGCTCTGGCGCGGCTAAGCCTGTAGCCACAGAATAGCCTGGAGCGAATTGAATCATGACGACGGCGATTTACGCCCGCGTCAGCACCGAAAGCGAGGATCAGGCCCACGCCTTAGAGCAGCAGCTGAGCCGCCTCCGGGAGCAGGCCGAGAAGCTCGGCGAGCCTGTGGTGGAGTTTGTGGACGTGGCCTCGGGCACCCGCGACGACCGGCCACAGCTGAAGCGCTTGCTGGAGTGCTGCAGCCAGGGCCTGCTCAACGCGGTGCTCTGCACGCGCATGGATCGGATGAGCCGCTCCACGGTGCATGGCGGCAAGCTGCTGCGCCTGTTCAACCAAGACAGCTGGCCGAACCTGATCTGCCTTGATCAGTCGATTGATCTCTCCACGGCGATGGGGCGCTTCTACGCCAACTTGCTGATGGGCATGGCGCAGATGGAATCGGAGCTGATCGGTGAGCGGGTGCATCACGGGCAGGTGTATGCCCGCAAGCAGCTCAAGCCCCAAGCGGGCAAACCACCGTTTGGCTACCGCTACACCGAGGGCAAGCTCAACTACGAACTGGATCCCGAGACGGCGCCGGTGGCGCGGCAGATCGTGGAGCACTTCTTGGCCAGCGGCAGCCTGCGCGATGCCTTCGACTATCAGTACAAGGAATGCGGGCAGGCGTTTCGCAGCCTGGAGGGCCTGCGGCGTTGGCTGCTGAATCCAGCGATTGCCGGCAGCCGCGTCTATGGCACCTTCCGCTGGAAGCTGGACGCCGATGGCAACAAAAGCCGGCTGCTGAACAAACCAGGCGAGGTGGAGGAGATTCACCCGCACGCCCATGAAGGGCTGGTGAGCCACGAGGAGCAAGTGGAGATCCAGCAGGTGATGCAGTCCCTGCGGGTCCGCTCCACAACGCCGATTCGCAAGCGTCGCAGCCGGGTGCTGACCGGCTTGGTGCATTGCGGCCATTGCGGCGGGTTGATGCACTACCACCAGCCGCGCCAGCCAGGGCCGATCTATCTGCGCTGCACCCATGAGGTGTGCCCGATCCGTCCGCACAAAGGGATCAAGGAGGAGACCGTGCTGGAGGCAGTGCTGCAGCGGTTGTGGGAGAAGCGGGAACTGCTGGCCTACAGCAGCGTGGTGGATGAACTGCGGCTGAAGCAGCGGCTCAGCCCCGAGATCAAACAGCTGCAGGGTCAGATCAGTGATCTGCGGTTGCTGGAGGATGCGGACTTGGCGGAAGTGATCGAGCGCAAGGAGCAGCGCTTGAGCACGCTGCTGCAGGACTGCGTGAGCGATGGCGGCAGCCGCTTCACCTTGAGCGATGCCTTAGAGGCGTTGGATCAACCGCAGGTGTGGGCGGAGATGACCAAGACACCGGAGCAGACGCGGCGGCTGCTGTCGCAGTGGGTGGATCGGGTCGTCGTGAGTAATGGAGCAGTGCAGCAGGTGCGGCTAAGGGCCGGGGAGGCGGCTGCCCATCCTTAGGGGTAGGCTAGCCGCTAGCGAAGCACAAGCATTGGATCACGACCGCTACAGCCATCCACCGCTAGCCGCCCGCCAGCGCTTTGGCCGCACCCTGACGGCTTGGTGCAACCGCAATGGTTGGATCCACAGCACGCTGCATGAATGGGGTGAGCAGGCCGGCTTCCCCGCTGTGCGGGATTCGAGCTTCAACAAGCTGCAGAACGCCAAGACCGAGCAACCGCAGCCGCTCACCTTCATCCAGTTGGCGATGGCCAATGCGCGGGTGGCGGATGGCGACTACAGCGGTGTTAGCGACCGGCGGCTAAAGGATCGGCTCAAGGACTCGCAGCCCATCACCGATGCCAAGGGCACGCCGTGGCGAGCGACGGAGTTCTTCTCGCATTTCATCGGCGAGCTGGACCCGCCGGAGTGGTTGCAGCAACCGGAGCCGTTGTCCGAGGAAGCGGCCAAGGCGCTGAGCGCCGAGCATCAGGGCCGCTTTGAGGCGATTGCCAAGGAAAAGCAGCTGAGCCCGGCGGTGGCATGGAAGGAGCTGGAGCAGCACTGCCAAGGCCTGACCAACGCCCAGCGCGATCTACTGCGCAACGTGCTGAGCGGCTGGCATCAGTGGACGCCGAGCGAATGGGAGGCGATCA